GCCGGCACAGCGCAGCCGGCTGACCCTGATCCCTATCGCAAGGACGCCCTGGATGTTTTGGGCAAGGCCGCGGCTTCCCCTGTGGATGTCGCGCCGGACCAGCCCGCAGGGGATGACTTCATGGCCCTGGTGAATGCCAAGGTCGCCGAAGGCAAAACCAAGGGGCAGGCCATGCATGAAGTGGCCAGGGACAATCCCGAAGCCCACGCCGTCTGGCTGAAAAACGTACAGAAGGAGTCCAAGTGATGCCGTACTACGAAAGCTCCCGAGTCACTCTTATCGCTGCTGAAGCCATCGCCAGGGCCAGCTTCGTCAAGCTGGAAGCCGATGGTCTGAAGGCCTGCGGCGCGGCTGATACGCCCATCGGCTTTACCGAGCTGGGGGCGCAGAATGCCGGTGAACATGTCTGTGTGCGCCTCATCAATTCCCAGGGCACGTTCGAGGCCCGCTCCACCGGCAGTATCGCCATCGGCAGTCTGGTCATGCTGGCTGAAGGCGGCGCGGTGGCGCCCCACAGTGATGGCGCCCTGGCGGTGGGCATTGCCCTTTCGCCGGCGGACAATGGCGATTTTCTCCAGATCGTGCCCATTTTCGACCGCTCCGCTGCCGCCGGGGCGTAACGCGAGGACATCATGCCTACTACCAATAGTGTGTTTCGCCCCGAACTCGGGGTCCTGGCCTACGAATACTCCCTGGGGGCGGCCCAGCAGGGCTTTATCGGCCGTCAGGTGCTGCCGGTCTTCGAAACGGATCTCCGTGCCGCGCAGTACCCCATGATCCCGGCCGAGGCCATCCTTGAGATGCAGGATACGGCCCGTGCCCCTCGTGCCGCCTATGCCCGTGGGGATTACAGCTTCGAATCCGCCGAATATTACTGCCGCGAATACGGCTGGGAAGAACCCCTGGATGACACCGAGGCCATGCTCTACAGGCGCTATTTCGATGCCGAGGTGGTGGCCGTGCAGCGCGCCACCCTCATGATCCTGCGCAACGAGGAAAAACGTGTGGTCGAGGCGACCATCAACAATGCCGGCCTGCCCAACGGGGCCGTGGCCAAGGCCTGGTCCAGCTATGCCGACGCCGATCCGCTGGCCGACATCAACAAGGCCAAGGACCATTTCCGATTTTCCGTCGGCCTGCAGCCCAATGCCCTGGTCCTGGATGTGGACATCCTGCGCCACATCAGCATGTGCGATGCGGTCATGGATCGCATCAAATACAGCAATCCCAACGCCCTGCGCGGCGAGCTGACCATCGAACAGCTCAAGGCCTATTTCGGCGTGGCCAATATCCTGGTCTCCAACGCCGTCTACAATAGTGGCCCCAAGGGGGGCGACCTCAAAGTCGAGACCCTGTGGCCCCGGAACCGAGTCATGCTGGCCTGTCTGAGTTCCGGCGGGCCCGACCTGCGTGAGCCCTGCCTGGGCCGCACCTTCGTCTGGAGTGAAGATTCCGGCCTGCTGACGACGGAAAGCTACCGCGAGGAACAGACCCGCGGGACCATCTACCGCGTGCGCCAGAATA